GTGAATTAATTCGAGAAACAGTTTTAACTTTAGATCGAAAGATCAAACTCAAATCACCTGTTGATACTGGTCGTTTTCGTATGTCTTGGCAGGTCGGGCAAAATAGTGCTGACGGTGGATTTGGTGTTGGTCCTGTAGGAATGGGAGTTCCGAAGATTGATCGAATTAATTATGCAAAAGAAAAAATTGGTAATACTTACTGGATTCATAGCAACCTGCCTTACACTGAACCTGTTGCTGCAGGAACTAATTTACCTCCATCTTGGGGCGGAATTTATCGAAGCAAGTGGGGATTAAGTAGCGGCTGGATTCAAAGAATTGCATTGATTGAGGCGAAACGTGTCAAGATAAATTGGGCTCGAATCGTGAGGACTTGAAATGGCAGCTACAGATTTAAACGCAGTCAGAGGAACGATTGAAAAAAGATTATTAACTGAACTATCAGGATCTACTCCTCCTGTTCCTATTGTTTTTCATAATACAAACTACACTCCTCCCACTAACTCGTCTTGGTGTCAGTGTCAGGTTGAATTTTCGACTAATGATTATTTAACACAAGGAGGTACTACTGATTCAAGCAACAGAATTACGGGTGCTGTAACTTTCAATATTTATTCACCAAAAGGAATAGGTCCTGCCGATAACTTGGCTATTGGTAAAAAAATCAGAGATCTATATAATCGGGTAGTAGTTTCTGGTGTTTATTTCGATCCTGTCAGTGGACCCGAAGTTATTACTAACTTAACGGTCGACTCCTATTTTCAGACTCAGATCAATGTAACATTTGAAGTAATTGAGGAACTTTAATCAATGGCTCTTTCAGAAGAACAACTTGACGCAATAGAAGCAGTGAAAGGAAAACGCAATCCTGCTCTTTGGGATCCTCGCTGTCAGCAATATTTAGAGAACAAGTCAAAAAAGACTGAAGTAAAGTCCGATAAGGGCTAAACTCTAATCATTATTCCTTTAAAAACAAATGGCTCTTTATCGAGGAGAGGAAGGTTCTGTAAAATTCAAGAACTCTTCTGGAACAGTAGAAGCAGTAGCACAAACAACTTCTTGGAGTTTGGATGTAACCAAAGACGTTTTGGATACTACTGCTCATGGCGACACAGCAAGAGCTTTTATTGGATCTTTGATTTCTGGTACTGGGACTGTGGAATTTAATTATTCAGCAGCTTCAGGTAATGAAACAAAGAACTTATTAGATGAAGTTCTTGTAACCGAAGATGCTGGTGATGCTCAATTTGAGCTTTACATTGACACTTCAGGTTCAAAGAAATGGACTTTCGGTGGAATCATTACAGGCATGAGTACTGCTACTGCTATTGGTGAGTTAACTGCTATCACTTGTAATTTTCAAACAAGTGGCGCTATTACGAGCGCAGCGTAATATAGAGAAGTATTTCTATTACAATTAATGAGTGAAAGCAAGCAACGCACCGTCGATCTTTTGACTGGTGCGTTTGATCTTCAGCAACGTAGAAAATTTACTGTCAAAAAAGAAGATGGGTCAAAAGTTATTGATCTTTATTTTAAGCCAGTAACTAGATCCGAACGAACCAGAGCTATGGGTGCCGTCGGTACTCAAGATGCTTTAAAGTTAAGCACTCAATTTCTTGTTCAGATGGCTGAACTTGAAAACGGAACCAAAGCTTTTTCTCAAGGAGACGTTCCAAAACTTCAAAGAGAATTGCCTGAAAAAGTTTTATCCGCACTTGAATTATTCTTATTTGATTTAGAAGATCCACTCTTGAACGAAGCAAAAAAAGGCTGACGGAGGATAATGAACTTTACTTTGAGTTCTTTTTAGCCTCCGAATTAGGGATGACTGTTAATCGTTTAAGGAGTGAGTTGACTGACGCTGAATTTGTTTATTGGTCTTGTTATTACGAATTAAAAGCAGAAAGAGAAAAGGCAGAAATGGAAAAATCTAAGAGAGGAAGGTAAACTATTTGTAGTGAATGAAAAGTTTTGTCTCAAGCCCTTTCAGTTGTAAAAGTTGGTGTTGATGCAACTGGAGCAATTGTTCCTTTAAATAGAACGACTGCGGCAGCAAATAAATTATCTTTAGCGGCTAAAGGAACCACAGCCTCAATGGCTGGAGCCTCTACGGCAGCCAAAGGCATGGGTGCCTCAATGATGGCTGCAATGGGTCCATTTATTGCTATATCTGCGGCTGTTACAACTTTAGGAAAAGGACTGGCTGTATTTGCTCAAAGAGAGTCAGATGTTGCTGCTTTATCTAAAGGCTTAACTCGATTAGATGGAGGGACAAGATCTCTTAATAAATTAAATGAAGCGGCTGATCGTTTAGGGAATCAAACGTTATTTAGTGAAGATGATTTCAGACAGGGGTTTGTTCTTTTAACAAGTTTTAAAAAGATAGGAGTAGATGCTTATGACCGAGTAGCAAA